CCAGACACGGATGGAACGGCAAGAATATGTTCCTTTGGCTGAAACCTGCCGCAATGGTAAAAGCAGAGTGGTGCAAGGACCCTATGCTGAAGCGTCTCGCAGAAGAGGCCGGAGGCGAAATCCCTGCACTCGGCACCATCTGTATGTTCACCGCCAAGGGTGAGATACTCAGTGGCTGGCTCGCTTCTCAGACCGACATGCTGTCTGAGGACTGGATGATTATCTACGAAGGAACAGACTGAGAAGATATGCAGCTACCACCCTTAGACAAAGGACTGCTGGCAAAGATGGGTATCGCTCCTGATGCGGTACCCATCATACCGGCGCCGGCAGAGACCTTCGGCATCAACATCAAGAAGCCACAGCCGCAGACCCAAAAGGCCCTCACATCTGACGAGTGCGTCAAACTGTTCGGAGCGAGAGAAGCCGTGCTGATGAACTTCATACCGCAGATGCTTACGGCTCTCGCCCTGGAGCAGGCCGAGGCATTTATCAAGTATTGCCGGGACAATCGGCTCTCTGAGTACAAGCGGCACAACCGAGAGATGCGCAAGTGTATAGACGAGTATAACCAAGAACTCCGTAAGAGTTATGGCCGCGCATGGTACTCCTATCAGAACTATCTGGAGCGGTTGCGCAAGAGCGTTGAGTTAGACTTGTTCAAGTGCTGGTGTACGTTCACCAACGAGGCCGCCCGGCAGTATGTCGGCCACCCTCATAAAGAGATTCCGGCGCGTGTGGCCCTCGTCCGCATGATACTTACTTTCGTTGAGGACTTCGACAAGAACATGGATAAAGTCATTGCCGAGCGTATCAACAAGCCGTGCAGTCGCAGGCAAGACCCATTTGTGTTCCTCACATCCGTGCTCTGCATTGATATAGCCGAGAGTTTCGGCCATACCATGAAGATTACTGACACAATGGCGCTCTGTGTAAAAGTTCTCGCCAACCGGTGCCATAGCATTGTCGATGTTATCATGGCCGAAGAAGATGCCGCCGATAGTACCAAGTCTTGACACTAATTGACAAACGTTAAGGTGGAAAAATGGTGGCCAATCCGATTGCAAAACCTGTTTTTGTGCCATAACTTTACAGGTGTAAGGGAGATACAAAACACCTTACAACTCAACAAGTCAAACCAATAAAACCATCAAAGAGATGAAAACAATATCCGACCTCAACGCTCTCATTCCTACCCTTGTGGATTTGCTCGCAAGCCAAGACCACGAAATCGGGGAGTCCTACTACGAACAAGACGAGGATGGATGGGGACGATGCGATGACTCAACCACCAACTACTTCTGCTATGAGGAAGATGGCTGGCTCATTGAAGTTACCTATGAGTGCTGTGGAGAGTGGGATAATGACCCCGGCGATTATTGGACTCCACCGAGCTGCGATCTTCGGAAAGCATGGGGAGAGGTTACGGAAATCATCGCCTCTCACTACGATGAAGACACCGATGAGGAAACCGAATTTAGCGAGGATGATGTGAAAGAGCTTTGGAGTTCTCTTGACAAAGTCCTTGAAGATATAGCATAAGTCAAACCAATAAAACCATATCAAAATGGGAGCAAAAATTCACGTTGCCGAGGTGTATCAGGTCAAACACCACATCTTCGACAATTTCAGCAACAAACAGGACGTCATCAATCGTCTGCTCTACAAAGAGTGCCGGGATTTAAGCTGGCAAGGCGAGGATGTCGAGTGCTCAGAACATCTTGAGGTCTATCGCTACGACCTCGCAAACCTCATTGCAAAAATCTGCTACAACCGCCGAGAGTTTGAGCTTTGGCGCAAAGCAAATGAGATAGAAGAGTCGTTGGATGACATCATCGGCATTATCGCCAAATGGATGGCTCTTGGCGATCAGCGCAATGACTTCGTAGTCCTTGATTGGTATTGATATGATGACTGTAATAGAAAAGCAGATGATGGACGCGGTCATATCCCTCAACCGCAAAACCAAAGACGCCAATCAGATTGATTGGGAGCAGCGTCGCTACGAGATTGCCAAAGAAGTAATGGGAACTGAAGCATATCATGGAGCGTTTAGCGAAGATGCCGCAAAGTACGCCGTTGCGTGTGCTGATGCCCTTATTAAAGTCTTAAAAGAACAGCCCCAGCCATGAATAAAGACTACGCCTATTGTGTCGGCCCTAACTACTTCGGAGGGCCGGCACTCTGCCAGAACTGCAAACGGCACATACCATTCTGCACCGAAGTGAAAGAGACCCTTACATGGACCATGCCGATGTATGACGAAAAGACCGGCACCTGTCCTCTGCACGAACCCAATATCGAGAACAGCAATGAAGGATAAAGTAACAGCTGAGACGGCTCGGATATTGAAGGACCTGGGGCTGAACCTATCTGCTCCAACAATCTATGAGTCGGCAAAATTCCTACGAGAAGAGATTGGAGCAGACCTTGTTGTCAGCCCTAAGTTCAACAGTAAGACAGGCGACCGCATCGGCTACTTTTGGCGATGGTCTCAGCGAACAGATGTGATAGATAACAAAACTTATAGAACCTATGAGGGAGCGCTTTCCGCTGGCATCTCGACGGTTCTGGAACCATTCAAAGAATACCTCAATGGAAATCAATAAAATTATCAAAGTGCCGACGGGAGAAATCTACGTCGCACAAGGAGAGAAAGGACTGCTGGAGTTCCTGACCGTCGGGGACTACGGCAAAGACGCTAACATCAAGGCTGACTTCCTCGGCATAACGAGGGAGCTGAACGGAGTGCCTAACGGCAAGCCTATGCCTCTGACGGAGAAATGGGTCATAACCATATCCACACAGTACGGTTGCTCGATGGGTTGCAAGTTCTGTGATGTACCGAAAGTGGGCGCAGGACGCAATGCCACGCAAGCTGACCTGCGAGACCAGATATTGACCGCTATCCGTCAGCATCCCGAAATAAAGCACACCAAGCGGCTGAATATCCACTATGCGCGAATGGGAGAGCCGACATGGAACTACTTTGTTGTTGTCAACGCCATACTTCTGCACGATATTATCAAGCCATATCTCGGCGACTCGCTTATACACCCGGTCGTAAGCACGATGCTGCCGAAAAGCAACCGAGGACTACGGGAGTTTCTGCGTCAATGGACGGATAAGGTCAAGAATGAGACATTCAACGGCGATGCCGGGCTTCAATTCTCAATCAACTCCACGGACGACAAGCAGCGCGAGTATCTGTTTTCAGGTAATTCGCTTCCCCTTGAGGAAATCGCCAAAATAGGCAGAGAGCTGCCTGTGCCCCTCGGACGCAAGTATGCGCTCAATTTCGCCCTTGCAGACGATTCCATCATAGACGGCAAACGTCTGCGTGACTTATTCGACCCTGAAAAATTCATGTGCAAGATTACTCCGCTGCACCGCACCGCAAGCTGTGAGCAGAACCACATAGCCACGACTGACGGCTATGAGCTGTTTACTCCTTACAAGGCTGTGGAAGAGGATATGAAAGCCAACGGCTTCGACGTGATAGTGTTCGTGCCGTCGTACGACGAGGATAACGGCTTAATCACCTGCGGAAACGCTATCCTTTCGGGAAAGCAGCCAACAAGCGAATATGAAATAATCACGTTAGGATAATGCACATGAGACCTATAAAATTCAGAGGCAAGCGTATCGACAACGGAGAGTGGGTTTATGGACCACTCTGTATGAGTGCAAAGTACGCTCCGTATATTCTCTGGAGTGGAAATGACTCTGTCGTTATAGAAACTCCTATAATCGATCAGGACTCAATCGGTGAATATACCGGGCTCCTTGATAAGAACGGCAAAGAAATTTATGAGGGCGACATCATCTTGTATGGAGGGACTATCCAACATGAGGTCGTGTTTCGTCATGGTTCTTTCGGCTATCTCCTTTATGGAGGTGAGTTTGTATCATACGCTGGAAATACGAACTTCACATTTAAGCCTCTTAATCGTTCCAAAGACCATGAGGTTGTAGGAAACATACACGATAACCCCGAACTACGACAATCCTAATACGATGATACAACTTCTATACATTGACCTATTCTGCGGTGCCGGCGGAACCTCCACGGGAGTCAACGAGGACCGGCTGAATGGTGAGCAGAGAGCCAAGGCTATCGCTTGCGTCAATCACGACCCCAAAGCCATAGCCTCCCACGCGGCCAATCATCCGGGCGCGCTCCACTTTACGGAAGACATCAGGACGTTGAACCTGACACCGCTTATCCAACGCATCAAGGCTTGCAGACATGAAAATCCGCAAGCCTTGATTGTTTTATGGGCCTCGCTGGAGTGTACCAATTTCAGCAGAGCCAAAGGAGGCCAGCCGCGTGATGCCGACAGCAGGACTCTCGCGGAACACCTATACCGTTACATCGAAGCCATCGCCCCCGACTTTATCCAGATAGAGAACGTTGAAGAGTTCATGTCGTGGGGTCCGCTCGATAAGAATGGCCGTCCGCTTTCAATGGACAAAGGGCGTGATTATGTCCGATGGATCAAGAACGTCAAAGGGTACGGCTACAACTATGACCACCGCATCCTGAACTCGGCCGACGACAGGGCGCGCGCCCC